TATCGAGTTTGTTTTATAAATAAATATGGAGCAATACAAACAGAGTTTTTTACTTTAAAAGCAGTACAAAGTATAAGGGCAAAAAAAAATACATTTAATTCTAATATAATATCATCTACAGGTACTTATTCAATTAATGCACATACAAGACAGAATTTTGATATAACAGCAGAGCAATCAGTTACTTTAAATTCATTTTATGTGCCTGAATATTATAATAATGTTTTTACAGAAATGTTATTATCAGAGAAAGTTTGGGTTGTGTTTAGGGTTCCATCAACTGGAACTTTTACAACTGTACCAGTAAATATAAGAACAAGCAATTTTGATTATAAAAATTCTTTAAACGAAAGATTAATACAATTTAGCTTTTCTTTTAATATGTCTTTTGATTATATAAATAACGTAAGATAACATAGAATAACATAGAATAACATAAATGCAAAAATTACAATTATATATTGATACGACACCAACAGCTTCTAATCCAACTTATTTAAGAGTTGATTTATTCAAAGATGAAACTGTATCTATTAATTTGTCAATTCAAGATATAAAAGAGCCAGATAAAATATTTACTGAATTTACTAAAACATTTACCATACCTGCAAGTAAATCAAACAACTTAGTATTTGAACATTATTATAATGCTGATATAATAGATGGATTTGATGCAAGAAATAAAAGAGAAGCAAAAATTGAATTAAATAATATACCATATAAAGATGGATTTATAGCATTAAATGGCATAGAATTAAAAAATAATAAAGCATATTCATATAAAATTACCTTTTATGGTAAAACTATAAATCTAAATAAACAATTTAGAAATTCAGGTTTAAATTCATTACAAGGTGCTTTAACACCATATAATTTAGATTATATTAATGCTAATGTAGTTGCTAAAATGGGTGTTGACCCCACAGCAACAGGTTCAGAAATAATAACCCCCTTAATAACTCATACAACAGAAGCATTTTATACATCTGCTTCTACATCAATAGATGGAAACTTATCACCACAAACAGGTCAAGGTTTGCTTTGGTCAGAACTAAAATATGCAATTAAAGTTAGCACTATTATAGATGCTATTCAATTAACTTATGGATTAACATTTTCAGATGATTTTTTTGGAGCATCTGGTAATACACAATTTAATAACCTTTATTTATGGTTAAATGCAAAAAAAGGAAATGTGCAACCATCTACACAAGTTAACTCATTTACAAATCAAGTTACTGGTTTTGTAGCATCTGCAGGATATTCAAATGCTGAAACACAAATGGATGCTAATTCTGCTTTGATTATTAGTCCTTTTGCAATTCCAAATAGGTTAACATTAACAATAATAACCTCCACAGCAACAGTTGCTGAATATACAGTTAGGATAATTGATACATCAACTTCAAATATAATTTTTACTTCCGCTACTTTAACTGGATCAGCGACCTTTACTCAGGTGAATTTTACATTATCATCTGGTAATTTTGTTATTGAAATAGTTGGAACAACAGCTATAAGTTTTACATCATTTAATTGGAACTTAAAAGATTTACAAAACCAAGTTGGTGCAGGTTGGGAAAACGAATGGGAAATACCTGCTTCTGTAGGTTTTAATTTTGCTACTGAATTTGAATTTATAATTGGCGCACAAATGCCTGATTTAAAAATTATAGATTTTATGAATGGCTTATTTAAATTATTTAATTTGACAGCTTATTTTGATAATCAACCACAATTAGTTAATGGCAATACAAATCCTAATTTTGGTAAAATAAGAATACAAACCTTAGATAATTATTATGATAATAATTTTAATACTTGGGATATTTCTAAATATGTTGACACTAATAATGCCACAGTAAACGTAGGACTTCCATACAATGCAATTACTTTAAGTTATGAGGGTCAAAAAACATTTTATGCACAGCAATTTTTGCAAACAACTGGTAGTTCTTGGGGTGGTATAAAATATGAGGGTATAGGAACAACGGAGCAAAGTAGTAGTTTTACAGCACCAAATTTACCTTATAATGTAACTACACCTTTTGAACATTTACAAATGGTTAGATTATATAATCAAAATGGTGGTACAAAATTAAATTTAATGACTGGATATTTTGCTAATGATAATAAAGAAAGTATGGTTGGCAATCCATTATTGTTTTATCCTATTAGATTAACACCAAGCACAACTGATGTGGCAACACCAATAAGAATTAAAAGAGTAGAAAATGCAAGTTCTTTTGATGACTTAACTTCTTATATAATACCCTCAAATAGTGTTAGTTTAAATCCATCAACAAGTACAGAAAATATAAATTTTAACAATGAAAATAATGAGTGGACTGATACAAGTCAATTTACAGGCACTTTATTTCAAAATTTTTATAATACTTATATAAGTCAAGCATTTAATAGTCGTAGAAGAATATATAAATTCAAAGCATTTTTACCACTAAATATGATTTATAAAATACAAATGAATGATAGAATTACAATAAATAATCAAAGTTATAACATAAATAATGCAAATATTAATCTTATAACAGGTGAAACAAAATTAGAATTATTAAATAGAGTATGATCAAAGAAATAATAAGTTTATTAAGGTATGTAGATGCTAATACAGAAAATATACAAATAGCAAAAGGTAAAAACAAATTGGCAACCAATTGGAAAGAAGCCTATAAACAAATTAAAAAAGAATTATGGCAAAAATAATAGCAATACAGGTAAGTGCTGAAACAAAAGAAGCACAAAAGGCATTAGAAGCAGTTAATCAAACCTTACAGGAACAAGAGGATATTTTAGATGAAACGAGAAGATTAATTGTAAAAACAGAAAAATTAAGAGATAGTACCAGTAAAAAAGATGCTAATAGGTTAAAAGAAAGAAATGATAAACTAAAAGAATTAAACAGAAGTTTAAAACAACAAAAAGATGCTATATCATTAAGTAAAGACCAACAAAAAAAAGCTAATGTAGTTGTAAAACAATCAATTAAAGACCAGAGAGATTATGGTGGTGTTTTAGGTACTGTAGATAAATTTACCGGTGGTGCTATTTCTGGTTTTCAAGGAATGACTAAAAGTATTTTTGGTGCAACCAAAGGTTTAAAGGCATTTACTATTGCTTTGTTAGGTACAGGAATTGGTGCTTTAGTAATTGGCATTTTAGCAGTAGTACAAGCATTTAAAAGATCAGAAGCAGGACAAGAAAAGTTCCAAAGATTAATGGCAGGTATTGGTGCAGTTGTAAATCAATTATTAGATTCTTTTGCCAGTTTAGGTCAAACTATTATTGATGCTGTCACAAAGCCAATGGCAGCAGTTGAAAAATTAGGAAAAGGTATTGCAAAGTTTATTAGCAATCCATTCAAATTTACCAAAGAAGTCATTGATGATGCAAAAAGTTCTGTCATAGGTTTTATTGCAGAAACTACTAAGGAGGTTTTAATTTTAGACAAAGTTACTAAAGCAAGACAAAAAGCACATCACATAGAAAGAGATTTACAAATTGAAAGGGCAAAAGCAAATAATGAAATTAATGATATTAGGTTACAGGCAGAGGATAGAGAAAACAAAACAGCAGCAGAAAGAATTATTTTATTAAGAAAGGCACAAGCAATAGAAGAAAATATTACTAAAAAAGAAATTGAAGCAAAACAATTAATGGTTGATGCTCAAATTTTAGAAATGGAGCAAGGTCTAAATACCATTGAAGCAAAAGACAAACTTGCTAAAATGCAGGCAGAACTAATAAACTTAGATACTAAAAAATTAAGAAGTCAAAGATTATTACAAACACAGATTACTACTGCAGTAAGAGAGGAAGCAAGAGACAAAGAAAAGGCAAAAAAAGAAGCAGATAAAAAAATAGAAGATGATCAAAAGGCTGCTGATAAAGTAATAGAGGATGCCAAAATAAAAGAACAAAAAAGGTTAGATGCCATAAAAGAAATACAAACAGCATTTGAGGAACAACAGGCAGAAGAAAATGCAATTACCGAAGAAGAAAAAGCAACTTTAGAATCTGAAAAAGCAATAGCTGAATTAGATAAATTAAATGCTTCGGAAGAACAAAAAGCAAAAATAATTGCTTATTGGAATGGACAAATACAAATTGGTAAAGACAAAGATGCTAAAAATGAAGAAACAAGAGATAAAGCAGTAGGACAAGCAAAAGTAGATATAGCAAAACAAGGTATGGCATTAATTGGTGCTATTGCAGGTGAGGGTAGTGCAGTTGGTAAAGCAATGGCTATTGGTCAAGCAACCATTTCAGGTATTGAGGGAGTACAAAATGCTTTTAGTACAGCACAAAAAAATCCCATTACAATAGGTTTCCCTGCTTATCCATTTATACAAGCAGGTTTAGCAGGTGCATTTAGTGCTTTACAAATTAAAAAAATAGCTTCAACAAAAGCAGATGGAAAAGGAGCAACACCAAGTCCTGTTGTTAGTGGTGGTGGTGTAGCAACACCTGCAATTCCACAATTACCACCTACATTTAATACTGTCGGTGCAAGTGAAACAAACCAATTAGCAACTGCAATAGGACAACAAGAGCAAACACCTGTAAGAGCGTTTGTTGTTTCTAATGATGTTACAACAGCACAAAGTTTAGAAAGAAACATAGTAGAGGGAGCAACTATATAAAAACAAAATTAACAATTTAATACGTTATATTATTATGAAGATTATAGAATTAGTACTTGATGAAGAACAAGAGGATTCTGGAATTGAAGCAATTTCGATAGTAGAAAATCCTGCAATAGAAGAAGATTTTATTGCTTTAAATAGTAAAGAAATTAAACTTGCAGAGGTTTCTAAAGATAAAAAATTATTAATGGGTGCTTTACTTGTACCTAATAAACCTATTTATAGAAAATCAGGCGAAGATGAATATTATATTTATTTTTCAAAAGATACTATTTCAAAAGCATCTCAATTATATTTAAAAAAAGGAAATCAAAATAATTCTACATTAGAACACCAACACACTTTAAGTGGTTTAACACTTGTAGAATCTTGGATTGTAGAAAGTGAAACACAAGACAAAAGTCGTTTATATAATTTAAATGTACCTGTAGGTACTTGGATGGGAACTATAAAGGTCAATAATGATGAAATATGGAACGAGTATGTTAAAACAAATAAAGTGAAAGGTTTTTCTATTGAGGGTTACTTTGCTGATAAAATGGAAAGACCAAAAGAATCAGTAGAAGAAAAAATGGAAATACAAAATAATAAACTACTTGAATCAATAAAAGATATTCTAATAAATGATTAGAAGAATAAGAAGAAATAGAAGACCAAGTAGCGCAAGTTATATTCCTGCGAGAGCATCACAAAATGGTGGACAACGTGCCTGTTTATGTCCAGACACTAATGATTATTCTCGTGAGTGCTGTGATGGTTCTATTTGGGCGCAAGGCATTGGTTCTATAACAAAAACAAGTTGAAAATGCAAAATTTAAAATTAACCACGTTATATAAATAATTATGAAAAGTACAGAAATGTTAAACAAAATTAAAACACTTTTAGACATCCAAGTCAAATTAGAAGAAATGATGTTAGAAAATGGCACAAAGGTAGAAGCCGAATCATTTGAAAAAGGAAAAGAAATTTTTATTATGACAGATGATGAGAAAGTAGCAATGCCTGTTGGGGAATATATGTTAGAAGATGGAAGATTACTTGTTGTAGAACAAGAAGGACTAATTGCTGATATGCGAGAAGTTTCTGATGAAGTACCACAAAAAGAAGAAAAAGAAGAAATCACAGAGGATTTAGAAGAAAAAGAGGATGATAATTATGAGGATGATGGTAAAGAAGCAGATGTTGCTGATTGGAAAGGTATGGAAAAAAGAATTAAAAATTTAGAAGATGCTATCGCTGATTTAAAAGGTGATAAAGAATCTAAAATGGGTGATCAAGAAGAAGTAAGTGATGGTAGTTTAAAATCAAGAACAGTAAAAGAAGAATTTAATGAGGAATTATCTGAACCATCAGTTGCACCAATAAAACATAGTCCTGAATCTAAAGAAAATAAAAAAGGAAATGGTTTCTTACATTCACAAAATAGAATGGGTACAGCATTAGACAGGGTTTTATCCAGATTAAATAAATAATAATAAATAAAAATAAAATAAAAAAATGAGCACTTACAACTATTTATCAAATGACGTGGAACGCAATCAAGTTTCACAAAAAACATTAACTGCCTCAGTTTCAGTACCTGGACAAGATGCTGGTATTGACCATAATATTGCCACAGATGCTTTAGTAATAAGTTTACCAAAAATTAATTCTGAAAACTTAGGACTAACTTTCTTATTTAGAAACTCAGGAGCAGATGGAAATAACATTATTACATTAAGTCCTCATTCAACTGATGGTTTTAATGGTAGTATTCCTAATGCTAGTGCAGATTCAGTAGCAAGTGGAGTAGTTGATAAAGATTGGATTAACACAAAAGCAACATCAAACAAGGGAGACTATGTTGTAATCAGAGCAGTAGCACTAACAGAGTGGTACATAATCGGTGGTGTAGGAATCTGGGCATCTGAAGCATAATAATAATTAATTAATAAATAAAAAATAAAAAAATGAGTAATTTAAAAAACGTACACTTAGCGACTGCAGTAAATGTGACTACCACATATGCCGGGCAATTTGCAGGTGAGTATATTGCTGCGGCTTTGCTTTCTGCAAGTACTATAAATGATGGTGGTTTAACTGTAAAGTCTAATATTAGTTACAAAGAAGTAATTAAAAAAATGGCAACAAGCAATTTAGTGCAATCTGCATCTTGTGACTTTGACCCTACATCCTCTATTACTTTAACTGAGAGAATTATACAACCAACTGAATTACAAGTAAATCTACAGGTTTGTAAAAAAGATTTCGTAAATGACTGGGAATCTGAGCAAATGGGATTTGGTATGTCAAGAAGTTTACCGCCTAAATTTAGCGATTTTTTAATTGCTAGAGTTGCTGCTGAGGTTGCACAATCAACTGAAATTACTTTATGGAAAGGTGATACTGCTGCTGCTTCAAATAACAGCTTTGATGGTTTTGAAAAACTTATAGCTGCTTCTGCTGCTGCCGGAGATATTCCTGCAGGTCAACAAGTTGCTGCTGTTGGTGGTGGAATTACTGCTGCTAACGTAATTGCTGAATTACAGAAAGTAGTTTCTGCTATTCCAAATACATTATATGGAAAAGAAGATTTATTTATATATGTACCAAGTTCAGTTGCTAAATTTTATGTACAAGCATTAGGAGGATTTTCTGTTGCCGCTACATCTAATGCAGGGGTTGACAATAAAGGTACTCAATGGTGGAATAATGGTTCACTAACTGTAGATGGAGTTAAAATATTTGTTTGTCCGGGAATGTCAGACAATAAAATGTACGCAGCTGAAAGAAGTAACTTATACTTTGGAACAGGTTTATTATCTGATAACCAACAAGTTAAAGTTATTGATATGGCAGATATAGATGGAAGTCAGAACGTAAGAATGATTATGAGATTTACTTCTGGTGTACAATTCGGAGTTGCATCTGATTTAGTAGAGTACGCTTAATAAATAATTAACCAAAATTAAAAGGTAAGTGGGATAAAACTTACTTACCTTTTTTTTTAATAAAATATAAATAACTATGGCTTGTGCATTAACAACAGGAAGAAAAATACCTTGTAAATCGGCATTTGGTGGGATAAAAGAAGTCCTATTTGCTGATTTTGGAGGCTTAACAGGAGTAACAATAGATGCTTCTACAAAGCAAGTAACTGCAATCGCAGGTACTGCTAGTTGGTATAAATTTGATGTAAAAGGACCATCTTCTCTAGAAACTACAGTTACAAGTAGTAGAGATAATGGAACTACTTTTTATACTCAGACAATTAACTTAACATTAACATTTTTAGAAGCTAAAACTCAAGCAGAGTTACAAATATTAGCTTTGGGCAGACCTTATGCTGCAGTTGTTGATTATTATGGAAATACTTTTTTATGTGGGTATGAAAATGGGATGGAAGTAACAACAGGAACCGTAGTGTCAGGAGCAGCCGCAGGTGATCTTAGTGGGTTTACAATGGTGTTAGAGGGGATGGAAGAAACAGCACCTTACTTTGTAGATTCAGGTGTTATAACTCCAGAAGCTGGACAAATTTCACCAAATTAATAAAAGATAATTTATATATTGGAATTAAGCACTCTTAGGGGTGCTTTTTTTTTGCTTTTATCTATCTACAAAATAACTTAATTAATACGTTATATAAGTAATGATAGTTTTTAATACTGCTGCGACAGCGCAAACTTTTAGTGTTATTCCAAGGATTTATGGAACAGAGTTTACTATGTCTGTGACAGATGATAGCACTAACATTACAGTATTTTATGACATTACAACAGCGACTACAAATGTTAATTATTTAACTTTTAATCAAACATTTAATCCTGTTTTAATTGAAGGACATTTTTACGATATAAGATTTTTTACTGATTTTAATTTTTGGAACACTAATTATCAATTATGGGAAAATGACAATAGTTTTTGGAATATAGATAGGACAACAGATGCTACTTTATTTAGAGATAGGATTTTTTGTACTGATCAGCAAGTTGATCAAATGGAGGACGAATATTATGATTTAAATTTGGGTATTTATAAAACTTTTGATTCCTTTGATAATACATTTAAGGTATTTTAATTATGAAAAAAACAATAAAAAGAGATAATAATGGAAGATTTGCCAAGCATAATTCAGAGTTTAGCTTTGTAAATTTATCTACCTATACAAGTCCAGAAATATTAGAGGTACAGGGTAAAGATTGGATAAAATATGGAATAGATAATAATTATTTCCAATTTTTAATTGATCGTTACAATGGTAGTCCAACTAACAATGCTTGTGTAAATGGTATTAGTCAACAAATATTTGGTAAAGGTATAAATGCTACAGATGCTTCTATGAAACCAGAGCAATATGCTCAAATGATTACACTTTTAAAACCAGAAATGGTACAAAAGATTTGTTATGATCTTAAATTGATGGGTCAAGCTGCAATACAAATAATTTATAGTAAGGGTAGGAAAAAAATCGCACAATGTGAGCATTTTCCTATTGAAACATTAAGAGCAGAAAAGGCAGATGAAGATGGTAATATAGATGGTTATTATTATTTTAATGATTGGGCAAATATAAAACCTAATGATAAACCGTTGAGGATTCCTGCTTACGGTACATCTAAAGAAAATATTGAGATATATTATATAAAACCTTATAGAGCAGGATTTTATTACTATTCACCTGTAGATTATCAAGGTGGACTACAATATGCCGAATTGGAAGAAGAAATAAGCAACTATCATCTTAATAACATAATGAATGGTTTAGCACCTTCAATGTTAATAAACTTTAACAATGGAACACCAAATCAAGAGCAAAGAGAATTAATTGAGCAAAGAATTGCACAAAAGTTCTCTGGTTCAAGTAATGCAGGTAAATTTATATTAGCTTTTAATGATAATAAAGAAAGTCAAGCAGAGATTACACCTGTTCAGTTATCTGATGCACACCAACAATACCAATTTTTAAGTGAAGAAAGTACTAAAAAAATATTGGTTTCACATAGGGTGGTATCACCAATGTTATTAGGTATAAAAGATAATAGTGGTTTAGGTAATAATGCTGATGAAATAAAAACTGCTTCACTGTTAATGGATAATACTGTTATTAGACCTTTTCAAGAACTTTTAATAAATGCTTTTGATCAATTACTTGCTTATAATAATATTTCTTTGAACCTATATTTTATTACTTTACAGCCATTAGAATTTACTGAAATTGATTCAACAATACAAGACAAAGAAGATATAGAAGAAGAAACAGGAGTTGAAATGGAGAAATTTAGTTTAAAAATGATAGATGGTAAAAGAGCTTATAAAACTAAAGAAGAAGCCATAAAAGTAGCCGAAGAACAAGGTTGTGGTGGTTATCACGAACACGAAGTAAATGGTGAAGTTTGGTTTATGCCTTGCAAAAATCACGAAATGCTAAAAAGTCCTTGTTGGGATGGTTATATAAAAAAAGGAACTAAAAAAAATGCAAAAGGTGAAACTGTAAATAATTGTGTAAAAATGACCACAGAATTATCTGAAGAAGATGTTGAGGTGGTTTTAGGAAGTTTAGCAACAAGTGGAACTAAAATGGAAGATAAATGGGTTTTTGTAGATGAATTAGATGAAAGTTCAGAATATAGTAATGAAGATTGGGCAAATTATTTAATAAAAGAAAAAAAATCAACTTTAAATAAAATTAGAGAAATAATTGGTTTAAAACAAGCAACTCAAACAAATGTAGGAAGTAAAAATGATGGTTCTGCTTATAGTGATATAGACAGCAAAAATGGTTTATATAAAATTAGATATAAATATGCTCGTGGTATGGCTAAAAGTGGACAATCAAGACCTTTTTGTGAAAAAATGATGAGTTTAAGTAGTCAAGGTTTAGTTTGGAGAATTGAAGATATAGATTTAGCAAGTTATCCAAGAAAAGGATCACCAAAAGTAAATGCAGGGTTTAGACATAGACCAGATATAGAATATAATATTTTTGAATTAAAAGGTGGAATATATTGTCAGCATAAATGGGTAAGGGTTTTATATAGGTTAGAAAGTAATACTGAAATATCAGAAAATTTAAACAATTATAAAAAAGTTAGAACTATTCCTCAAAGTTATTTAAGAAATCCAAGAGGAAGTAAAAAAGCTGCAATAGCAACTGATAAACAAAAAGGACGAGGAGCATACCCAAAATAAAAAATTATGGCAACACCACTTTTTATAAATAGAACAGATTTAGTTAGAAATTCCATAATTGATGGAAATGTAGATACTAATAAGTTTATTTATTTTATTAAAATAGCGCAAACTATACACATACAAAACTATTTAGGTACTGATTTATATGAGGAATTTGAAGCTATGATCACAGCAGGAACTTTAACACAAAATGCTAATCCTAATCATTATAATTTAATGGTTGATTATATACAACCTATGCTAATTTGGTTTGCACAAGTGGACTATATTCCATTTGCTGCATATCAAATAAAAAACTCAGGTGTTTTTAAACATACATCTGAAAATAGTGAAAGTGCATCTAAAGAAGAATTAGATTATTTAGTTGCTAAGGCAAGAGAATATGCTGAATATTATACAAGAAGATTTATTGATTATATGAATTTTAATAACACAACTTTTCCAAAATATTTAAGTAATTCAAATGACGATATAGACCCAAGCCAAGATGCAATTTTTAATGGTTGGGTATTATGAGATATAAACCAAAAGAAAAAAATGTAGAAAAATTAAAAGCATTTTTAAAAAAACAAAATAGAAAAAAATAATTATGGCGACTTTATTTAATACTAAAATATCTGCAACTTATCCAGGTCTTATTAAGACAACTGATAATGCTGCAATCTCGGCAACATTAAAACAACTAACTGATGGTTCTGGAAACAATACAGGTCTTTATGTAAACAACGCAGGAGATTTTAAAGTTACTGCTATTTTAGAGTGGGGTTCTTTAAAAGATACAGGTACAGGTGTTACTATTACTCAATTTGTAACTGCAGCTAATGGAATAGCAAATTTTAATAATGATACCACAGTTCCTACAAGTGCTGCTGTAAAAACTTATGTAGATGCAGTTGTAACAGCTTCGGATTTAGATTTTTTAGGAGATTCAAATACAGGTAGTCCTGCTGTTGATTTAGATTCACAAAATTTTAGTGTTTTAGGAACTACTAATGAAATCGTAACAAGTGGTGCAAATCAAACTTTAACTATAGGACTTCCTAATAGTGTTACAATAAGTGGAACTTTTACAGGTGCTACTTTCTCAGGTGACCTTAGCGGGACTATAAACACTGCAACTACAGCTACTACTCAATCTGCAGGTGATAATTCAACTAAGGTTGCGACAACAGCGTATGTTGATTCATTGGATGCTGCAAGTGATTTAGATTTCTCTGGTGATAGTGGAACTGGTGATGTTACATTGAACACACAAGTTTTAGCAATTACAGGAACAACTAATCAAATAGTAACTGCTGCTGCAAATCAAGGATTGAGTTTATCTTTACCTGCAACAGTACATAGAGATTTA